ATGCGTGAGCAAAGCCGATCCCCACAAACTCTCGCCCTGGCCCAGTTGTGCGAGCTTGCACAACGACTGACACCGGAAGCCGGGCGCGGCAGCAAACGCACTGTGCGCGCCAGCATGGCAACGCTGCGCCAGTTGAAAGCGACCAGCGCCCTGGTCTACACAACGACCGAGGAAGCGTCCGCAAGGCTGCTGAATGTCAGTACCGGTCTCATCGGCATTCTGCAGTTGCTCGACTTGTGGAGCGACCGCGCTTGGGAATGTCGATGCCTGCACTGCCTGCTGGTGCCGCTCAAACTCGAGCTGGATGAGGCATTGAGCGACATACAGAAGATGCTGTAGCGCTCGGCATCCGATGGCTTGAAGAGAAAATCGTGGCCGGGGTAACCCGGCCACACGGTTACTTACTCAAGGTGCCCAAGCACTTCGAGCCGTTGCTCCCCCCGCTCGAAAACGCCGACCCACGCATCCCGCCGCTTGCCGGGAAAAACTTGCCGCATCGCCAGCGTGAAGCCATCGCAGCCGGCCGACCTGCTGGTCTCGAAATCGTCGGCATGGAAGCTCGCTTTGCGCGCCAGGGTCACAGCAACCGACCGCATGGCGTAGCCAAAGAGGTCGAGCAGCGGCTCCTGCAATACGGCGTCGACATTGCTGGACTGCACGTCATCGATCACGGGGGCTTTGAATCGCATCGACTTGGACATCTTGTACTCCGGTGTGGTTGGTGTGATGACATGAACGCGCTGTTCAACACAGAAGCCAAGCGTCACCTCAGTTCAATCGCAATAAAGCCGCTTCTGCCTCGCGACGTGCAGCCAGCCCCGGCAGCACCTTGCCACCACCATAGACCCAGCGGCGCAGCTCGCTTGCAGCAGCGGACCAGTCGCGCTGGTTGACCCGCCGCCGCAAGGTCGAAGTCTGCAACCGCCCCGCCCCCAGGTTGAAGGTGAAGTCCACAATGGCGGCGAGCCGGCCCTGGGGCTCGGCGGCAAGCACGGGGCAGTAGCGCAGCGTCGCGTTGAGCGCTGTCACGAGATCCGCCGCCAGATAGACTTCGGCCTGGGCCTGCGTGATGGGCGGGTGCGTCGGATCACAGAGGTGACCGTAGCCAACTGTCCAAAACCCGGCAGGACAGACATACGGCTGAGCCCGGGTGGGGTCGACCCTCGCCACCCGATGGAATCCCTCGAAGTGTTTGGCGAGTGCGACGGCCGCTTGTGGCACCACCGTCACGACCGCACCCGATCGAATACCCTACCCAAGAACCAGAAGTTCAGCACCCCGGCCCACAGCGCCTGGTCGGCTTCGGTCCACGCCTGCACCGTTGCTGCGCCCCACCCTGCCCCGGCCGTGAGCGCACCCGCGAACGCGGCGGTCTTGGCCGCGCAGTACAGGCCCATGAACCAGTACGTGATCACAGGCCTCACGCTAATCGACAGCGCATCAACCCATGGCACGCCGGAGGTCTGGCCTTGCGCGCTGATGGAGTCGCGCAGCGCCTCGATGGCGCCCGTGTTCCACGCCGCATCGGCGCTTGCACCGATCTCGGCCATGCGCTGCGCGCCGCGCAGCTTCTCGAACTCCAGCGCTTTATCCTGCATGGCGAGTTCGTGGCCGCGCTCGCCCTTGCGGTCGAGCCACTTCAGGATTTCAGGGGCCAGGCGGAAGGTTCCGCCCAACAGGCCGCCCAGGAGCGTCTCGATCATCGCGCCCCCTTGAACAGCTCGAACTTGATGACCGCCCCGGCCACCAGCGCCAGCACCAGGCCAGTCGTGATCATCCGGATCATGGTCTGCCAGGCGGTGCGCTTGGCCTCGTTGAAGGCGTCCAGCAAGCCTCGCAGCTCGCGAATGTCGTTCGCGGCGTTCTCGCCATCGAGGCCCACCTCGGCCAGTGCCGCCCGTGCGCCGCTCTCGGCAACGCGCTCCAGCAGCTCCTCGAATTCGGCCCGCGGCATGGTCACCATGCCGTCGGCCACCATCGGTGCGTTCATTGATGTGCTCCAAAAAAAACAAAACCCGCCTCAAGGGCGGGTTCCAGTTGCAAAAGAGAAATAGCGATTCAGATTTCGATCTCGACGGTCGGCAGCGTCGGCGCAGAACCGATGACCTCAGCGCCGCGCACGAACAGGCGCTCGCCCGGCTCACCGGCGCCGGTAACGCGCACGAGCCCGCCGCCGAGCAGTTGGACGGTGACCGTGCCGTCGTCGTGAGAGGTCACCACGGTGCCGACCAGCAGGGGGGCATCCGGCAGCAAGTCCTCGAACTGCCGCCACAGGTTGGGCATTGCGGGCTCCTACAGGTAGTGGCGCTGAACCTCGATGGTCTGGCGCACGGTCAGGGATTCGTTCCACTCGGCGGCGACGCTGGTGGCACGCACCAGGCCACGCCAGTCCTTGCCGCCCTCGCCGACGGCAAGCAGCAGGCCCGGATCGAGCAGGCCGAGCGAACTGAGCATCGGTAACTCCAACGTGACGACCGCCTGCCGGCCGACGTCGGCCAAGATCGAGCGACCCCGCTCACGGGCGGCATCGGCGTGGGTGATCAGCCCATCGACCACCGTCGGCGCGACCAGATCGCCCGCCGTACCGGCGCGCACCACGTGCCCGGTGACGCCCTGGCGCTCGCCACAGACGTACACCGCGTTGAAGGTGGGCTTCTCCTGCCAGCGCAGGTTCAGCGTCTTGACCACGTCGATGGGCAGCGTCCGGTCCGGAACCTCGGCTGCCCAGTTCCAGGGCAGCACCGGATACCGGGACTTGGCCACCAGCGTTCGCAGTCGCGGATGGGCATTGACGTAGCCGCCCACCGCTTCAACGATGCGGCCGATCACCCCCATCGGGCTCAGCGACTGGTAGCCCCAGCTGCCCTCCGGCACCAGCCAGTCCTGCAGCCGCCAGTCGAGCGTGAAGCCAGTCACCAGCCCCGCGCGCGTCAGCTCCTGCTCGGCCAGCTGGCGCGCGGTGAAGGGAGCCGCCGGCACGAAGGAGCGCTTGGGCGCATAGGGTTCGGCCAAGTAAGCCGCTGTCGAGCGCCCCCGGATGTTGAGGCTCGCCTGCCCGAACTCGCGCCGCACGTCGAAGCCCTCGACCAACATCACCCAGGTCACGCCGTTGATCGTGATTTCGATCTCCACCGGCCCGGACGCGGTGGGCTCAACCAGCTCCAGCGCCGCATACGGCAGGCTGGCCGACAGTCCCCACGCCCACGAATCCTCGTCGATGGAGAGCCGGACGCTCTTGGCAGGAATGGGCTCGCGGCCGGGCAGGCGCACGACATCAACGGCGTTGCTCACGAAGTAGACCTTGAGGATGGGGACGCTGAAGACACTGGCGTCCGGCTGCCCGCACGGGTGGGCGCCGAAGTCGAGCCACAGCGCGGGGCGCCACGCGAGGCCCTGGCGGGTCGCATGGCAGATGAAGGCGAGATCGGGGTGATACCTGGGTGCCGGCTCGACCACGGGAGGGTCGACCGGCAAGTGCGACTCGCCTGGGCGCGGCTGTCGCCCGATCTCCCACGGCAGTGACCAGCGCCCCGATTGCCAGCGTCCGGGCGAGAACCCGAACGCCTCGCGCAAGGCAAGCGGCACGGCGGGCTGCCATCCCTGCGACTGGCCGCGCAAACACGGCACCAGCCAGACAAAGGGGCTGAGCACGGCGCCCGACAAGGCGCTGCCCTGGCCCCACGGCAAGCCGAACGCGCCATGCTGCGGTACCAGCGGATTGAAGCGGTCCGCCGTTGAGGATGGAACGGGCTCCGCGCCCTGCCACCGCACGCGGCTGGCGCTACGGGCACGCTGGTTGTCGCCGCCGGCCGACTGGACCGTGCCGGCCAGCGTCACGGACGGTTGCCAGGACACCGCCGCCGCGCTGCGGTCGCGCGCACTGTCGTCCCAGCCGTCGTGCAGGCCGGCACCCTGGCGATGGGCACGCTGCCACGGCACTCGGCCGCCGCATTCCAGCTTGCGGCTCACCTGGTTGTCGTAGGCCGCGCGGATGCGCGCCTTGGGCGGGCCCAACCGGAGGCGGACCGTGGCACTGGCCGCCTCGGGAGCCGCTAGCCGCGTGTCCCCGAAATCGAGATCGGCACCACCGCCGTTCGGAGGCTTCCACGTCCCCCGGAATTCAAGATCGACGGTCACGGCGCTATTCGGTCAGTTCAGCCAGTTCCACGTTGACCGCGCCGCCGGCGAAAACCTGCAGCTTCGGCAGTTCGACCTCCGCCCCACTGTCCGGCAAGCCCGCATCCAGATCTGCCACCCAGCGCCCGTCGCTGTCGGACAGCCGTGCCCACGCAACGATGCCGGAGCGGCGGCACAGCGCCTGCCCGATCGGCGCGAACACGAGCCGGCCCCCTTCCAGGCTCCCCATGCAAGGCAGCGGCAGGCGAACTTCGGCCAGCAGGACCTGCTCGGCGAGCGCCTGCCCGATGTCGGGACGTGGCGCGGAATACAGGCGCAGCAGGCCGCCCGCGGTGCCGGCATCCAGCGCTTGGCCGATCACGGCCAATCGGCCATTCCGGACCGGTACAGACAGGGTGATCATGGATAAACGGTGGGCTCGGGACGGACCCAGTCGGCGATGACCGCGTTGAACTGGCGCACGTGGTCATGCGCCAGCAGGAAGAAGTCGCGGCCGGTATCGAGATAGTCAAAGCGGTAGAAGCCATCGCTGCGCGACCAGGCCTCGGCGACCAGCAGGCCCGTCAGTGCATCGAACAAGCGCACCCGGCGCGCAGCCGGCACACCCTCGATGCGCACACGCCCCTCGATGCGCCCGTTGCCCCAGAACTCGAGCGCACGCGAGGCGGGCAGCTCGCCATGCCGCGTCGGCGAGACGCCCTGGTGCGGGGCCGGCGCACTGCGTGCCACGCCGTCCGGCACCAGCGGGCTTGGTGGCCCCGCGTCGCTCCGCGCGATCGCGGAGGTCTCGTTGTGCAGCACATGGCGGGTGGGCGCACCCGTGATGGCACCGGGCGACACCCGGCTGGGCGGGCCGACGACCCGTGGGATTTCACCGGCCATGGATCAATCCCACGGGCCGGTCAGATCGAAAGCCAGGCGCGCGTTGCCGTTGCTGGCCGCGCCATTGACCACCAGCAGCTCGCGCTGCGTGCCGTCGATCACAAACCCGGGAAACTTCCACGGCTCCGGCGCGGGGATCGACTGCAGCGGGCACAGCAAGCCCGGCAGCCGGCCACGCAGCGACGGCCCGGTCTGTTCCTGAATCATCAGTGGCATCACGTAGATGCCGTTGTCCGCCGGGTTCGGGTACGGCACAGCGGTCGCCCCCAGGCCCGTGCTACCCCCGCCCGCCGGGGCACTGACCCATTGCGCGTTGATGCGGCCGCCCAGTTGCGAATACCCGCGCGCCAGCCAGATGCCTGTGCTGCCAACACCCGTTCCGACCGAGTAGACGTTGTCCGTGACGAGGTTGCTGGAAGGTTCGGCCCAATTGATGTTCAGGTCGAAGTAGCCGGCGAGCAGCGCACCGTAGGCATCGCCTGCCTTGGCGGAGGGGAAGTCCCCAAAGAAGTACGGCGCGTAGCGATTCGGGTAGCTCTCGCTCCAGTTCACCGCCAGCCAGAAGCGTTTGCTGTCGCCCACCAGCACCCAGGGGCGCGTCGTCGCATTGTCGTTTTGCGCCTTGCGCCACATCGTCTCGGCCTTGCCCGTGCCGTTGTCGACGTCGTTTAGCACTTCCCACATCTGCGCCAGCACCGTGCGCGGGCCGCGCCCGTAGTTGCCATCGCCTGCGAGCGGCGTCTCGTCGATGCGCAGGAACAAGCGGTTGCTGGTCACGTCACGCGACCGGTAGACCGCGCGGTCCTCGCCCGAGAATGGCATCTCCCACCCCAGCGGCGCGATCTTCGCGGTGAGGATCCCGGTGGCGCGCGCGGCCGCGTCGGCCGCGACCTCGAACTGGAACGTGTTGGTGGTCACATTGCGGATGCGGTGCTCGCCGTTGTAGGCCGCCTCGTTGGCCCCCGCGATCAGCACGATGTCGTCCTCGCGGAAGCCGTGGCCCGCGTCCGCCGTGCCGGTCGCCGCCGTGCCCTCGCGGGTGATCGCGGTCAGCGTGCGCAGGTTGAAGCCGTTACCGAGACAGGCGTTGAGCACGGCGATCAGGGTCCCGCGCTGGCCGCTCAGTTGCGGCGCGCCGGTCTGGTTGGACTGGAAATACTTGATGGTCATGGAGATAAAAGTCAGCGATCGATGTCGCCGCGAATCTGGATCTGGAAGGCGTCGTTCGCCTGCGTGGCAGGCCCCTGCAGCGTCGTGCGGGCGATCCAGATGGGGAAATTGGCTGCGGCCGTGGACAGCCGCAGCACGTTGCCGGCGGCCCAGCCCGCGCCCCAGCCCCCGCGCGCAGCGTGAAATACGGCGCGTGGGTTTCTGGGTTGACCGGCGCGAGATCCGTGGCGGTGTTGCCCACGGCGATCTGCCCGACCGACTCGCCGACGACGCGGAACTCGTTGGTGTTGGTAAAGATCAGCGCCCAGCGCTCTTCAATGCTTCCGCGATTGGTGACCGCCACCGGGTACACCGTCTCGTTGTACTGGGCGATGGTGTTGGCGCCGATGCGGACGTCCTTCCACTCCCCCGTCCAGGTCTGCTGCGCGAACAGCGTGTGGGCGCGGGCCTGCAGGTCGCCGATGATCAGTGCCGACGACACCCGCGAGTCGCGCGCGGGATAGTCGTGCGTCAGCGGCCGCGTGAGCGTCAGCACGCCGTTGATCTGGGTGTCCGAGACCAAGCCCATGTCTTCGATACGGTGTTCGGCCACCAGCGGCTGGGCCAGACCGGCGGGCGATGCCTTGAGCGTCACAGTACCGGCATCGAGATCGGCGGTGTACCGATCCGTGGACACCGGCTTGCCATCGGCATCCAGCACTCGCAGGGCGGCCAGACGCACGCGGCCGACGTCCAGCGTGTCCCCGGCGCGCGCATTGGCCGGGAACGGCGTGGTCGCCGTGTGGTGCACCACAGCCACGTCTCCGGTGCGGAAGATCGGCACCTTGCCATCGAGCGGCAGCCGGACTGGGTCGAGCCCGAGCACGTCGGCCGACAGCGGCAGGTACGTGAAGGCCACCGCGTTGAAGCGCAGCGTGTCGGCCAAGACCGGCAGCGGCTGGAAGATCTGGCCGTTGCGCACGGCATCGACGCTGTACCAGATCTCGCCTTCCCGGCCGGCGGCAGGCACGAAGCGCCCGAAGCGCACGCGCACCACCCCGGTCTGGTAGTCCACCGTGCCGAGCATGCCCGCTGCCGCGATCGTGCCATCCGCGTTAGCGGTGGCCGTGATCTGGCCGCCGGTGAGCGGTACCGCGCGGATCTGCAGGCTCCCCGGCCGCACCGGCGCCGCCGGCACGCGGAAGACCACCTCATCGACCGGCTGTCCACCGAGTTCGGTCAGCAGCGACTGCATCGACACCACGTTGCCCACGCCCGGTTGCCAGACGGCAAGCAGCGCCCGGCCCGAGGCGTAGTCGATGGTGCCGGCCTGGGTGCCCGCCCCGGTGTTGGCATTGATGTCGGTCACCAACGAGCCCAACCGGTCCACGTAGACCTTGCCGCCCAGGCCGAAGCGGAGGCTGCCGGGCACGATGGCTTCGGCGTAGTGGTCGGTCAGGTCGACTTCCAACTGGGCGAGCGTCACCGTCTCGGTGGCAGCATTCGCCGCGTCGGCGGCGCGGTAGCGCACCTTGACGTAGCCCGACTCATCGATGGGCATCGCCGCACCGGCCGGCTTGTACTCCCAGTGGCTGAAGGTATTGCGATAAACGGGACGTCGCTCGCTGCCCTCCACTGTCCAGCCCAGCTGCTGCACGCTGTAGCGCGCGAACGGGATGTTGACCGTCGTGTCGGGCCGGAAGGTGATGGTGCCGGTGGTGTAGTCGATCCGGCCGACCACGGCCGCATCAAACGCGCCGCCGCCAGTGTCGCGGGCGATCTTGATCGGGTCGACGCGCTGCACCACCTGCATCTCGGCGGGCGTGCCCGAGATCGACTGGTAGTTCTCGATCAGCAGGTTGAACTCGAGCTCGACCGTGTTCGGGCGGAGGTCGGTCTGCGCCAGCCGGACCGTGACGGTGCCATCGGCGTTGCGCAGCGGGTGCGCGAAGTTCGCTTCCTGCGGCGGGCCCCACTCGTAGTCGATGGTCAGTTCCGCACCACCGGCCGGCAGCACGGCGGGCCGGAAGACCAGCTCGCCGCGCGCATAGCGCACGGTGCCGGATCCGTCACCCGTGATCACCCCGTGCCCGTCGTCGGTGGCCACGCGCTGGCGCGCGCCGTCCGTCCACGTGATACGCACGGTGCCCGGCGCGATGCCTGGATGTGCCACGGTGTGGCGCACGGTGGGTGGCTCTACCGGCGCCGCGACCCGGTTGAAGTAGCTGGCCGCACTCCCCCAGGCGAAGAGGATGGCCGTATTGGCGTCCGGCAGCGCGCCGGTTGTGAGGATCACCGAGCCGGTCACATAGTCCAGCGTCCCGGCCCCGAAAGACGAATCGCTGCCGCGAATCGCGCCGTCACCCTGGTCACGCAGGTCATACCACTTGCCCTGCGCCATGTAGGACACGATCAGCGCCCCCGGTTTGGGCGGCGGCGACAGGGTGAGGGTGTAGGCGTAGCCGCGGTTCTCCTGGGCGATGGCGATCGCGGCGGTATCCGCCACGCGGGTGGGGGCGCCCGCCGGCCGGAAACTGACCTGGAAATCCCCGCCGTATCCCGGCGTGCCGTCCTTGAAGGCCACCAAGCCCCGGGCGTAGTCGACCGTGCCGATGGTGCTCGTGCCGGACTTGAGCTGGCCCGCCGAATCGGTGAACGTGTAGCCGCCACCCGCGATGCGCAAGCTGCCCGGCACCAGCGGGTTGCCCAGGTAGAGGTTGCGGCCGCTGGCGACCTGGCCGTTGGCCGTGTAGGTCAGCACGCCGCTGCCGCTCTCCAGCAGCGGCACCGCCTGGCCGGCGGCGTTCAGGTCCACCAGCGGCGTCTCCGACTGCGCGGACGGCACCAGTTGCCCGAAGAGCCCCGGCACCTGCACGCGCAGGTCCCCCACCCGCGCCTCGGCTACGGTGGGGGCGATGCCGTAGTAGACCGCGGCGTTGGCGACGATCGTGTCGCGCACCACGGCCTTGGCCGAGACGTCATCCCGGTTGGACGGTGCCGGCCCCTCAAAATCACTGCGCAGCGGATCGGAGATCTCGCAGGTCGCCACGATCGCCGAGAACTTGACGGTGCCGCCGCCTTCGCTGACGGTGAATTCGCGCTCGGTTGTGGTGATGCGCGTGACCCGCACGTACTGCTCGGTCTCGGTCGGCTTGGCTTCGTCCTGCACCAGCACGAGCGCCTGCCCGACACGCGGCAGCGAATCAGACGGCTTCAACAGCAGCGTGATGGCGCGCTGGCCGGTGAGCTGCCGCTCCAGCAGCTGGCCGGGCCATTTGACGCCGCGGGCGAGATACCGCTCGACGCGATCCTTGGCGGCATCGCGCCGATCGGTCCATGACTTGGTGGTGAAGAGCGTGACCGACACGCGCGGATCGGTCGGCGCTTCGGCGAGGATCGCGTGGGCGCCGTAGTAGGAATCGGTCGAATCGGTCAGCACCCCGACAAAGGACTTGCGCAGCGACACGCGCCCGTAGGTGCGGTCGAGCTCGGAGATGTCGGGGAACAGGTTGTTGGACTGGCCGTCGACCACGACGTGGCCGGTCATGCGACCGCCGCCGTCGGGGGTGTCGAGCAGGCGCTCGGCGGCGAGCAGCTTCACGTCGCCGGAAAGAATCGGCATTCAGATCTCCATCAGACGGAGGGTCAATCGGTAGAAATCGGCGTCGCGCCGGGCCGGGAAACCGGTCACCGGCTCAGCCTCGATGGCGGTTTCGTGATGCCGGAAGGCCACGGTGAAGGCGCGGCCATCCGTGAGGGTCAGTTCGAATTGGCGGCTCGGCGTCGCCGCCCACGCGTACAGCGTGCTCACCGTCGCGCGGGTCACCCAGGCCATGTCGGCGGCGCCCACCAGCGTGATGGGCCGCCCCTTCTGGCGGGCCGCCGACTCGACCAGCAGCGCGCCGGTCAGCAGGTACGACACCGCAGCCACGGCGGGCGTCCAGGCGTGTTCGTCCGCCCAGAGCAGGTCATCGGGCAGCGCGAGGACCGCGCTGTCCACCAGGTTCTTCAATTGCATCAGGGTTACAGCGCCCTGGATTGGGCTTCTTTGAGGAGTTCAAGCAGCCGCGCTTCGTCGCGGGCGTCGATGGTGGCGGCGACCGTCCGGCCGCCAGAGGCCAGTTCCACGCGGATGGTGCGAGCTGGCGCCACCTCTGCCGCGTAGGCGGGTGCCGGCATACGCATGGAAGTGGCCAGCACCTGGGACAGCGCCGCAGCCGGGTCGGCACCCTTCCAGGCACCCGACACCGCTTGCGACGCCCTGGCCGCCATGCCGGCCAGCGGCTGGACGAGCCCGCCGGTAGCGTAGCCCCGGACTGTGTTGGCCAGCGCGCGGGCCGGCAGCGCGAGGTTGTTGATGGCATCGAAGAACGCCACGCCGTGACGGTCCACCGCCTGCCGGTTCACCACGTATTCGCCGGGCGTCAGCATGGCCGGCACCGTGTCGGAAGGCGCCACACCGCCGTCGCGGTAGAACTCGCCCTGGTGCTGCTCCATGTAGTCGAGCAGGTCGCGCTCCAGATCCTGGCCCCACAGCATCGGCTGGGCCATGGCCTGACGCCACGTGGTCTTGATGCGCTCGATGGTCTGGCGCTCGGCGGTGGTCAGTTGCTTGCGCTCGGCCAGCCCATTGAGCGCCTGCCGGTCGCGCTCGGCCTGCCGGCCGTAGTTCGTCATCGTGCGCGAGCGCATGTCCGAACTGACCCAGGCCCCGCCCTGGTGCTGCGCCCAGGACGTGTAGTCGCCCATGCCCTGCAGGCCCAGGTCGATCATCTTGCGGGCCTCGACCACGTCGCGGTTGCGCTTGGCGCCGCCCGGCTGGCTGCCGCCACGTCCCCCGAACAGCACCGCCCCGCCGGTGGCGAAGCGGGCCACGCCGTTGGCCAGTTGTGCGAGCGTCCCGGCGCCGTACTTGCGCACAGCAGCCTTGCGGATCACGAACGCCCCGGCGTCTAGCGTGCGCGGCACCGTGTCCTGGTCGCCCGTGCCCGGCACCGAACCGCCGGTCATGCGCGGGAAGGCGGGCGCAACTGGTCCCCCCTCCGCAAACTGCCGCACGCCACCACCGACCACCCCTCCCAAGGCGTTCGCCTCTACCCGGCGCACGGCAATCGTGTGGGTGGATGACGTGTTCATGCCGTTCAGGCTCTGGACCTCGGCGCGCACCGCATCGACATTGCTGGCCACACGGTGGCGTGACTCGGTCTGCACGCGGTCCAGCGCACGCAGCATGCCCTCGACGTTGGCGATCGCGGCACGCGCCTTCTCGGTGGCAACGCGCAGCTCCAGCTGCGAATTCTCTCGGGCGTAGGCATTGAGCTTGTCGAGCGAGGCGAGTGCCTTGGACACGTCGGCATCGACCGGCAGGGTCCTGCCTTCCTTGAGGCGCTGCTCGTAGTCCTGTAGCGTCTTCTCGGCCTGCTCCAGATCGGCCTTGATGACCACCAGCCGCTCGCGCTCGGCCAGGGCTTTGTCGAGGTCGGCGATGGCCTTGTCGAAGCGCTGGGTGTCCGCATCGATGGTGACCTTGAGCCCCTGCTGCAGCTTGGCCGTCAGCTGGGCGATCTGGCTGTCGGTCTGAGCCAGCGTCTGCTGGATGCCCTGGCGGGCCGACACCGCCGACTGCGCGGCGCGCTGGTGCGCCTGGGCCTCCGCATCGAGCGTCTGATTGAGGATGGTCTCAGAATCGCGGATGCGGCCGATAGCCTCGTTGACGGCGGCCTTGCCCTGTACGGCCCGGGCGTCGGCGTCCGCGGCCTGCTGTGCCGATTGGGCGCGCAGCTCGTCCGCCTGCCGTGTCAGGGCTTCGGCCTGCGCGTATTCCCTGCGGCCGGTTGCCTCCCGGGCCTGAGCTTCCAATTGGGCCACCTGCGAGACGGCTTGCTCGGACTGCCGGCGCGCATCCTCCGCGCGCTTGGCTTCGCTCGATTGCGTGCTCGCTACCTGGGCAGCCAGGTCCATGGCCTTGCTGGCGCGCTGGCGGGCCTGGTCGAATTCGCCGTTGGCCAAGGCTGCACGCGCACTGGCTTGGTATTCCGCGATCTGGCGTTTGCGGTCCTCCTGGGCCTCGTAGTCCGATAGCCCCGCGCGGCGGATGTCGCGGATGCGCTCCTCGGTCGACATCGACAGCTGGCGCTTCTCGTCCTCAATGCGCCGGATCTCGGTCAGATGCCGGTTCGCCTCGGCGTTGAGCGCGTCGATGTGCTGGCGGTATTCTGCGGCCGCCTGGGTCAGTGTCTGCCGGCGCGTGGCCAGGATCTCGTTCTCGACCCGCTGCACGTTGGCTGCGCGCTCGGCCTCGGTCTTGCCGTCGCGAGCGGCGGCGTCGACGCGGGCGCGGGACTCGTCATCGATCAGCTTCAACGTATCGGTCGCAGCCTGCTGGCGCAATGCCGTCTGCTGCGTGAGGGCCCCGACCAGCAGTTGGGTCGACGCGGCGATCTGCATCGCCTGCGCCTGGCCCGAGCGCTCCAGCGCCGCCTGCTCCTGCTGGTAGCGCGCCTTGACCGCCTCGACCTGGCGCTGCAGGTGGCCCTCGACGATGGAGGTGAGCCCCTTGTACGCCTCGGCCATCCTGGCTGTGGCGTCATTCACCGTGGAGCTCGCCTTGGAAACCGCCTGCTCGACCTCGCCGATCCGGGACTTGAGTTTCTCCAGGGCCATGTGGACAGCCTCGGCGCCACGACCGACCGCCTCCTGAGTGCCCTGGCGCACTGCTTCCAGGCGCTTGGCGATCTCCTCGGCGGCACCGGCTGCGGCGTTCATGGCGCCCTTGGCCGCGTCCGTTCCCCGGCCGGCGTCGGCGACCATCTGCGCGAAGACCCGGTTCATGTCGCCCAGCCGTGCCTGGTGGCGCTTGGTCGCCTCGGCGATGGTGTCGGACGTGAAGATGGCGGTGAACGCCTCCCAGTGAAAGCGCAACTCCTCGACGGAGCGGATCAGCACCTCGACCATGAAGATGCCGGCGCGGCGCACGATCTCGAATTTCTCCGACAGCCACGTGCCGATCTCCCAGCCGACGAGGAACGCGCCCAACGTGGCGAAGCCGGTCCGGAGCACGCCCACGCTCGCAATGGCGGCGGACACCGACAGGTTGGCCGTGGCCCAGGCGGCGGAGGTGGCGCTCGCTGCCGTGACGGCGGCGGCGCCTGCGGTCTGCCACGCGGTGATCAGGGCTGGGAGCAGCCGGTAGACGAGCACGGCGAGGCCAACCTCGGCGATGCGTGTGAGCCAGCGCATCACCATGTCGAGGTTCTGCGCTATCCACGTCAGTGCCTCGGACAGCTTGGCACTGAAGCCGGTGGCCTGGTCGACCCGGTTGATGTACTGCCCGAAGGCATTGCGCAGCCGCTCGAACGCCTGACTGACCGTCGCCGGCAGCTGGGCGTATTCGGTGGCGAGCTTGTCTTTCTGGGACAGCAGCGCGTTGACCACCACGTCGGCGGTCAGCCTGCCCTCCTCCGCCATCTTGCGCAGCCGGCCGATCGGGACGTTCAGGCCATCGGCCAGGGCCTGCGCGAGCCGGGGGCTGTTCTCGACCACCGAGTTGAACTCCTCGCCGCGCAGCACGCCCGCCGCCAGGGCCTGGCCGAACTGCAGCAGGGCCGATTGCGTCTCGTTGGCGGACGCCCCGGAGATGCGCAGCGCCTGCGAGATGCTCTCGGTGATGGTGAGCGCCTCCTTCTGCTCGCCGCCGAGCATGCGCACCGCTTGCTGGAGCTTGCCGTACAGCGTGGCCGTCTCCTGAATCGGCACGCCGATGCGCTGGGCGATGTCGAACAGTGCCGTCTGCGCGGTCGTGAACTCGCGCTGGCCGGCCGTCGCCAGCTTCAGGCGCGCAGCCATCATGTTCCAGGCGTCGGCGACCTGAACGGCCTCCTGTACCTTGCCGGCGACCCAGTTGATCGAGAGGAAGGCGAGCAGCTGCGTTCTCGCTGCGGCGACCTGCTCGCTGACGACGGACACGCCAGCCTTGACCTGGGCGATGCCCACTGCGGCCCTGTCGCCTGCGGTCTTGGCTGATGCGGCCAATTCACCGAGGCTGCGCTCGGCAGAGGTGATGGCGCGTTTGAGCCCCTCGTCGGCGCCATCGAGCGCGACGAGGATGGAGATGCGTTGGTTTGCCACCTACGATTTTTTCTCTTACTGGAAACGATATTGAACACCGCAGCGAGCGGCCGAAGCGGCGGGGATTACAGCCACTCCATCACGTGTGCGATGAAGGCACGCGCCGCTTCTGCGTTGATCGCGTTACCAAAGGCGCGCAGGCGTCCCACTCGGGCGGGAGCCCCATGAGCCAGCGGGAATGCGCCGGGTTCAACTGGCCGCCAGCGTCCATCCCGGCACAGGAGCCAGTCAGCATCTCGCCACAGGCCGTTTGTCGGGCCGGGCCCGGAAGCAACGTGAATGCCTGCTCGCTCAACGGCTTGCCGCGGGTCTGTTCCGCCCGCTGTGCAAGGAACTCCGGCGAGCCGCTGGCCGAGTGCCAGTCCCTCGCGTTCGGCGTAGCCCAGCCCGAGACCAATGCCGCCGTCTTCCGGCTGCTGTCGTTGTTGCCCGCTGCGTTGTTGCCGTTCTGCGCCGGTGTACCCGCCATTGGTGTCGGCCAGCCCGCCAACGACGCACAGCCCGGAAGGCGATCGGTGCCCTGTGACGGTCCGCCCTTCGGTCCGTCCTGCTGGCAGGGAGTAGGCCAGCCTGCCATTTGTGCGACCAAGCTCAAATCCGTCAGGCTTGCCCCCATCTTCGCTCCCTTCGCGATTGATCTCAGCTTTCGCGCGACGAACTGCTCGGGAGTACCGCCGGCTTCGCAAGCCGTCGGCGTAGGCCACCCAGTAGAGCCGGTCCCGGATGTGCGGGGCACCGACGCCCGCAGCCGGAAACGGGACCGCCCCGAAGGCGTGACCCACGGCCTCCATGTCATCTTGTACAAGGTCGATCCAAGTGTCCGCGTTGTTGCTCGCAACCTGCTCTCCAAGAACAACTGCAGGTCGGCACTCGCTGATGAGGTGGTACCAGGCTGGCCACAAGTGCCGCTCGTCAGCAAACGCGAGTCCTTTGCCTGCCTGGGAGAAAGGCTGGCACGGACAGGAGCCGGTCCAGACGGACCGGTCATCTGGCCAGCCTGCGCGGCGCAGTGCCAAGGACCAGACGCCGACACCGGCGAAGAAGTGGTGCTGCTTGTAGCCCCGTAGGTCTTCGGGTCGCACATCTTGAATGTCTCTTTCGTCAACATCGCCCGGCACGATGTGGCCGGCGGCGATCAGGTTGCGCAGCCATGCGGCTGCATACGGATCGATCTCGTTGTAATAGGCGCCCATGTCCCTGCTACTCACAAAGGCCATAGGCGGAAGAACAGGCTGTGGGCTCGGCCAGGCCAGCCAGCAGGTCGTAGTTGTCCGTGTCGAGGGTGGTCGTAATGGTTGTTTTCATGGTCTGGCCTCTGAAAAGGTCAGTCGTGCAGGCACCAGCCCGCAGCGCGGTGCTTCAGTACAGCGGCAGGTCAATGGGTGCGGTCTGGGACGCGAGCGCGCTTGCGGCGGCGGTGACTACCGCACGCCAATGGGCGAGGCGTGGCCTCGTGATGTGTGGTCAGACGCGGGAAGCAGTGGCCCACTGCGCATCCGACTTGGTGACTGCGGACGTGCCCGCATGTCAGTTATTTGCGGGCGGCCTCGTTTGTCAATGTTCAACGTCTTTGCACGGCAAATGGCCGGCTAAACCCGTTAGCAGCACTCTTCAGGGCGACGGGGATTGCGATACGTTGTGACATCCCTATTTCGGGCCGAATGCGAAACCTTCGCGCCCGGCACAAAGCCGTTGCCCGATCTCACCTATTGAGTCGGCATTGTTGAACTTGAAAAACGTATCAGCAAGGTTTCACGCTACTCTCGACGCTGCCGCGTGGCCGGTTGCCGTAGTCCATGACCACGAAAGAGACGGCAATGCGCAAGCTCAGTTTCAAGAACATAGATGCCGACTCAATAAGCTGCCCGCAGAAATGGGGAGCTGCATTGCTTGGCTCTCCCTGTGCTAGTGCGCGGCAAAACGTAGCGCATACCTACGACGATTCGAGACGATATGAAGGTCAGTAGCGCAAACGCAGGCGTACCCGCCAGTTCGGCAGACAACACTAGCGTGCGCCCCTCGCAGACGAATGCGGACACAACCGCATTGGGCCGCCGCCGCAGGGCACCGGAGGATGCACCGGGCAGCCCTCCTGCGCGCAGACAGCGACAAGACTCTCCAGAAGACTCCGCGCAAACCATGTTCCGCCGAGCTGGCATGACTTCGCTGCCACCATCCCCGGCTACTTCTGAACAGGTGCCACCCCTAGACAATCGGCCGACGCTCGAACGGATGGGTGTGGATCATCCTTTGCCGGGGCACACGTGGTACGAGACCGGGCATGCCACTGCATCGCCTGCTGATCGAACTTCCACCGCATCTGCGGCCCAGGTGGCCAGTTCGTCACGGAGTGCCGGTCCCGCAACAGCCGCAAGGCCCCAGCCCACGCATACATCGGCTGGCCAGCAAGCAACCGTGGACCGGTTGCGGACGCAGGTCACGGGATTCCTCTGCGGCGCACTGGGAAAACTGCAAGCTCTGAGCGCACGGAACATGGATCCAGAGTTGGCCCAATTCCGCGTTCTGGACGTGGACCGGGCGATCATGCCGCTGCTGATCGTTGCCGAAAACGCTCGCAATCCGGGACTCAATCTCGTGCCCCTGCATATGGATATGGCCGAAGACGAGGAGGTGCGCACCCAGCCTCCAATGGGGGGGGGCGCGACATATCGCTGACTTCGTTGCGTCGGCCCGGCCTGGACGGTACCGCGCGGTTATCGACGACGGTTCTCACACGAGAACCGCAGATATTCGCAAGGACGCCTCTGGCACAAGCGTGATCGTTGTCGATCCCCTCCGAAAAGAAAAAGACGAAGGCGCGTACGTCGATTACGCCGACAACGTGAATGTCGAATTCGGAGACGATGCGAAATGCGCATTCATCCCGGTCGACCTTCAGAAGTCCTTCTTCGATTGCCGGATACTCTCCCTGTCACTGGCGCTCAAGATGCATGACAAGGACGACGCGTTTGCCGCATTCCACGAGACGCTGAGAAATGGTGGCGATCCCTCACACCACGTATCCCGCGCCCAACAGACGGAGGAACTTGGCGCTACCCTTGTGCTTGATGGTGCGCCACTGGTCGACGCCCGTATGATGAAACATGGTCAAGCCGCAAGCTCTGTCTCTCGGTATCTCGGAAACCATCCCGAGGGCGTTGTTGCATAAATCAGCGATGGCGAGAAAATCACTCATGGGTGTGAATTTTCAGCAATCGTTGACTGTGTTCGCCTCATGAAACGCAATAATCTGCCACATGGCGAGCAACTCATCGATTTATGCAACAACGCCGCTTGTGCACGTCGACAGGGCCGCTTGTTTAAGACTTGTAGCCCTTATTCTTCACGAGATCTTTGTACGCCTCGTAAGTATGGCGGCTTATCGAGTCTTTCTCGCTGCGTGGGAGCTTGCCCTTCGGATACTGTGCATAGAGTTCCCCAGCCCTATAGGAGCTGGCGGTGTCTTCCAACTGGACGATTCCTGGCTTGCGATCCTCCCTTTCCAACACATGGGTCTCGTCGCTTTCGTCCGAGAATCTCACGCTGTGAAAGCTCCCAGCTCTGAAGTGACCACCTGGGTTGCGAGGCAGCGACGGCGGACGTGTCAGACCGGAAAATTCACCTGGCGTCCTGCGGGGCGCTGAACGGCTGGGCGACGACGTGGGCGAAGTGGTTGGCGACTGTTCCTGGCTGTACAAATACGGGTAATTACCGACCGCGCCTCGAATAGGGCTTGTCATGTTGCAACTCCATAAAATGATTACGCAATGCAGTGGGGTCGTTGCATAAATCATGGGAGTGTCACTTTGGTGCTTAAAAATTGCGCAACGACAGAAATATTCGTTCGCTACGTGCGAAATCAGTCTAGCTTGCGCAATCTCTGGGCGGTGACATCGCTTTATGCAACAACGCCCTGCATCTCAATACGACGCCTCATACCCAGAAGATTGGCATGGGCGCCGCGTCATAGATTCTGTGAAAAATCTGTGGAAAAGTTGTCGTAGTAGGCGAATCCGCGTAAAGTTTAGCGAAAGCTTACTATTCCGAACCTGCGAGGGCTTCAAATGATGGGGCCAGAACTGAGTTTGCGCATCGCCAATGATGTGCGCCTATGCCTGACGCCCAAGTTCCATCTGCACAGCGGCGGACAGGCGCGGAATACGCCGCGCCACCACTTGCTCGATGTCGAGCCGCTTCCTGAGCACGACACGCGGCACCAGCACCGCAATCGGAACGTCCGCGCCGCGCTGGATGCGTTTGACGCCCTCGGCCTTGCGGTAGCGGCGCTTGAAGCCGGCCAGCGGCCGGTCGTGCTCCCCGATGTTCTCGGCCATCAGCACCACGTTCCCCCGGTCGTTCTTCACGAAGTACGCATTGCCACCCCGCATCAGCTCGGCGATCTGCGCCTTGAAGCGCTTCCTGCCCACCCGCCCGTACAGCGGAATCAGCAGCCGGCCGGCGACCACACCGCCCCGCTCGTGGATGGCTGACCACGGGACACGCGAGCCCACGTAGAGCGCCGGCAGACGCTTCGGATCCTTGTCCAGCACCTTGGCCGTGAAGCCCTTGAGGAAAGACTTCTTGACCACCCGCATCTGCCCGGCGACGTGATCGCGCATGTCCTGCTTGAGCTCCGCCGCCTCGCTGGCCATGGCTTGTGCGACCACCTTCTTCACCTTCGGTCGGAAGTCCCCAGCCCAACGGCGTAGCTGGGCCTGCGCCGCAGCGCTATCGATTCGAACGGAAATGCGCATGGTTGTTTGCCTTGTCGGTAAGCTGGTCGAGCGTACGTTCGAGATTGCGCGCATCGCCCCGTGAGCCGATGGCGATCAGCGACAGCAACCGCGCGTCACGCGCAGCGTCGGCGCGGACGGCGGCGTCCAAGAAGCCGCGCACCTGGGTCAGGGTGTAGCCGAGAATGTCGGGCAACCGGTGGCCGTGGTCGATCAAGCGCTGGATGGCGTCGAACCAGACGCCGCCGCCCGCGTCACCCGTGCGAACAGGCCGTCGAGCCTCGGCAGCACCGTCCGGGTAAAAAAATCCGCGTTCACCTCGACCACCTTGGCCGCCAGCAGAATCGCCTCGTCAGCCGCGAGTGCGTCGACCCACACGCGTGGCTTGTCCACCGCGATGGCGACGGCCTGCAGCAGATCGTCGCCGTGCTCGATGAAGAGCCCGAGCCAGTCGATCTGCGTCGCATTGAGCTGCTGCAGCGTCGGCGAGATTGCGCGCAGGAAGGCCGGCAGCCGGCCCACCTTCAGCGGCTCGATGGCGAGCGCCTCCCCGCCCACGACGAGTTCGGCCGGCTGCGGGATCAGCTTGTCCAGATCGTCCATGGCCGCCCTCACAGTTGCACGATCCTGCCAAATTGGCCAAGGACCGCGTCGAACGGCTTGGTCGGATCCGCCAGCAGCGAGCCCTCCATCTCGAACTTGTTGTACTCGTCCGAGATGAGCGACAGTTCCTTGAGCGGATCGAATGCCACCCGGTACAGCTCCACCAGCACCTTGGCGTTGCCCTGGGCGGTGTTCAGACCCTCCAGGCGCAGGTACCGCTCGGGCAGCGGCTGGGTAAAGATGCCGATCTCGGTGGCGACGCCATAGGCGTAGCTCGCCTTGAACGGCTTCACGTAGGGCGCCGGCGGCGAGCCGCCATCATCCAGGCGCAGGAACTGGATCGAACCGAAGTCCAGGTCGCCGGTGTAGTCGACACCGATCGCCAGCGTCGCCGGCTTGGCTGCACTGTCCTTGATCACCAGCTTCGACACCTTGGGGTGGGCCAGGAAGTAGCGGTCGCCCACCAGTGGCTCCGCGCCGCCGACCGGCTCGTCGTTGACCGCGCCAGCGTCGCCGGTGACGTGGTTGCCGTACAGGGCCAGGGCGAGATTGTCGCGGGTGAACTCCTCGATGGTCAGGTTCAGGGTGGCCGACTTCTGCTTGACCATCCGGTGGTCCAACGTACGCTGGCCGGACTGGCTCTCGTAGTGCTCCAGCACGTCGGTCTTGAGGGACAGCTTCAGCTCGGCCACGTTGCCGGGCGAGCGCACCTCGTAGGGCACGCCCGCGGCATCGCGCTTGCCGAGGTAGACGCGCCCCTGGAAGGAGGCGTAGGTACTCATGGTTGGGGGAATTTCCTTGCGTGACGCAGAAATGGGTACGGGGGTGAGAGCGGCCCGGACGGGGCTCTCGAAGTGCGGGTTGCCGCCTGGATCAGCGGCTTCAGGCAGGCGTCGCCAGATCGGCGGCCAGGGTCCGGTAGGTAATGCGGTAGCGCGCCGGAATCGCAGCGGCCACGGCGTCGGCGTCCTCCACGTCCCACTCGCAATCGAGCTCGTGGATGCCGAGCGCCAGGCCACCGAAATTCACGTTGGCCATCAGCGCCGCGTGCGCAGCCGTCAGCAGTTGGTCGGCTGCCGTCTCCGGCGCGGCGGGCGGCACGGCACGGGCCAGCGCCGTCACCCGCACGGTCAGCTCGCGCGTGACGCGGTCGTTGGCCCGGCTGGCGATGGCATCGCTCTCCGGATACACCACCAGCGCCGGGCACTGCTCCCGCGCGATGGCGACGGCGGGCGACCGGTGCAGCGTGGCACCGAGCGCCTGTGCCGGCGCACGGACGGCCGCCATCACCGCGAGCAGGATCCGCTCACGGACGGAGTTGACTGCCATCGGGATTACAGGCGGGTGAGCTTGGCGCGGATCTCGGAGCCGTCACCGACCGCGCGCAGATCTCGCACATGGAAGACCCCACCAGCGATCTCGACCGTTTCGCGGGGACCCAGCCCCGCAAGGATCGTGGCGGGATAGGACATCACGTACTCGGTGCTGACCGTCAGGCCATCGAGCAGCGTCTCGTCAGGGGCGGCAAAGCCCACCATGTTGATGCGCGGCGGGCCGCCATCGGACGGCCGCCAGACGCACTCCTTCAGGAGACCCGCGTTGGCGGCGGCTTCGTAAAGGGTTGCCACGATGTCCATGGTCACCCCATCGTCAGCTTGACCAGCACACCCGGACGCAGACACATCGGCAGCGGGTTGGACTGGGTGTGCACATCGGTGCCCCGGCCGAACTGGCGTGGCTCCTGCTTGGCGTACAGTGGCTGACCAAGGGTGTTGACGGTCTCGTTGAAGTCGGCCGGCGCGAAGTACGTGCCGAAGGTGTCGATGGTGCCCACAGGGAAGACGTGCGCCTCTCCTGGTTCGATGAAGCTGCGCACCTTGCCGGCCGCGTCGGACGCCTTGCCCCGGTACTCCTCGAAGGTGATGCCGCCGAACTCGAAGCCGCTTCGCATGTCGTTGATCAGCATGATCCCTTCGCGCCAGCGCGAATAAGCCTCCTTGACGCTCTTGTGGCTGATCAGCGCCTTGAAGAAATCGGTCGAGCACAGGCAGTGCGCGCCGGTCGTGACTTCGCCGAGCAGGGAGTCGTCGATCATGGTGAGCACGTCCGTGCATTTGTTCCGGACCTCGGTCTTGTCGGCGCCCAGCTCGAAATTCACCACCTTCTGCTGGATGCGGAACTCCTCGAACAGGTTGTAGAGGGGGGAGCCGTCCGCGTCGAGGATCTCGCCCTTGAGCGCGCCCATGCGCAGGTGTTCCAGCGTGATGGCGTGCTTGTTGCGCATCGTCTCCAGGCGCTCGGCCATCACGTTCGACACGGATTCCAATTCGGTCTCCGAGCCGAAGCCGCGCAGCCCCTGCACCGCCTCGGGTAGCACCACGTCGTCATGCGGGATGTGGGGGATGACGAAGGAGCGCAGGTTGCGCCGGCCGCGCGTGCCGACCGTGCCAGGGGAGCCGGGCGGCAACGTCGGCAGCAGCGTCAGCACGCCCTCGCGCTGCTCCACGATGATCTGGCGCGTGCGCACGGGCTTGGGCGCAAACAAATTCATCTGCTCCAGCTTGCCGTACCGGTTCGGGATCAGGTTGATGGCCGCCGTCATCGAGGCCATCTCGAAGGCAGGATTGGTGAATGGATTCTGCATGGTCGATCAGGCTCCGACGCGCACCAGGACGCCCAGTGCCTTGAGTTGAGAGATCGCGGCGTGCTGCTCGACGGCGGCGATGCCGGCGGGCCACTGCAGCGCGTGGCTGGCGACGATGGCGTGGCGCGCGATCAGGAGGCCGTCGTCACGGTCGGCCAGGTGAGCGTCGCACGCCTGCATCAGCACACCGGCGGCGTACTGGCTGCCATCGGTGGCGGACGGGTCAAGCTGCTTGACCTTGCCCGTGGCGGTCACCATGCCGACCACGGTGCCCAGGGACAGGGTCTGGCCGGCGGCCACGGTGATGCGCTCGCGCGAGTACAGGTTGGGCGCCTCGTATTTGAGGAGGTCGCCCAGGTTCAGTGGTTCTTGAAGGACAGGCATGGGTCGTGATTACTGAATGCCCAGGCGCTTCTTGACGGCCTGGAGCAGCGGATTGCGGGGGGATGCGGGATGGCCGGCGTCGGCCGAGACGACGGGCGCCTGCGGATCGATGCGACTCGCGATCTCGGGCGACGCCTCGGCCCGCGCGGCGAGCAGGTGGCTGCGCACGCGCTCGGGCGTGGCGCGCGTTTCGAGGAAACCGGCGATCAGGTCGGTGCGACCGGCCAGCGCGCACAGCTGGGCGATCTCCACGGCATCGGTGTGGCTGGCGACGGGGGCTGCTGCGACCGCTGCAGGTTGGGCAATGGAGCCGGCAGCGTCCGCAGTGGGTGCATCGACTGCGGCGAGATCTGGTTGAGTAGTCATGGAACAGTCCATCTGGGAGGTGAGAGAAACGCCGCGCGCCGTCATGACCGGCGCGGCGGAAGAAAGGGAAGCGGTGAGCTGAGCGAGCGCGTCCTCGAACGTGCCGACGGCGTCGGCCAGGCCGGCGGCAACGGCGTCCTGCCCGAAGAACAGCCCCGCTTCGGTGGCCGTCACCGCCTCGGCCGACAGCCCGCGATAGCCGGCCACGGTCGCGACGAACAGCCCGTAGATGCGGCTCACCTCGGCCTGCAGTTGCGCCTGCGCTTCGTCGGTGATCGGCGCGTGCGGGTTGAGATCGTTCTTGCGGGCACCGGCGAACACCGCCGTGTAGCGGATGCCGTCCTTGGCGTCCTTGATGGACTGGTCGACATGCATGGCGATCACGCCGATCGAGCCGACCCCACCCGTGCGCGAGACGAAGACCCGCGACGCGGCGCTGGCGAGCGCATAGGCCGCCGAGAACGCCATATCGTTGGCCACCGCCCAGATGGGCTTCATCGCAGCAGCGGCGCGGATGCGGTCGGCGAGATCGAAGACGCCGCCCGACTCGCCGCCGGGGCTGTCGACATCGAGCAGGATGGCGGCCACACCGGGGTCGGCCAGGGCCGCGTCCAGCTGGTCGCCGATGGCGGTGTAGCTGGCCAGCCCCGACTCGGCCTCCAGGCCCACAGTGCGCCGCACCAGCGTGCCGTGGATTGGGATCACGGCGATCTGGGCATTGCCACGGACCGAAGTCCGTTCGGGCGTGATGTAGTCGCCCGGCGGCGCCAGGCCGGCCAGGCCCACGCGTGGGCCGAGCACCGACAGGATCACGTCAAGTTTGGGGCGATCAATCGCCAGCGGCACACCAAAGAGGCGTGTCGCCAGATGAGGCAACAGGGTCATAGGAAAAAACGTCAGGCTGTAGCGACGGACTCGCCAGCGTTCGCGTTCGAGTCGGTGCGGGGTGTTGCGGCGGCGCCATCCTTGGCTGTGTGGCGTGGGTCGGAATCGAAGACGAGCCCGAGCGCATCGGCGCGGGCGTTGTCGGCGGCGATCTCGCGGTCGATGTCCTCGGCGTCGTAGCCGAAGGTCGAGATGGCTTCCGAGCGGCTCATCAGGCCCGCACGGATCGCCAGCAGCATCGCCTTGAACTCCTTCTCGGGGTCCACCCACTGCCAGCCCTGCGGGATCCACTTGACCTGCAGGTATTGGCGACGCCGGGCCGCGCCACCGCGCGCAAAGCCAGGAGCTGTGAGCGCACCGGACAGCACCGCCTGCTTCATCCAGGCAGCCCACACCGGGCGGCACATCTGGTGCACCAGCACGCTGTGCTGCACCATCTCGCAGCGGCGGCGGAACTCCAGCAGCCCCGCGCGGATGGACGAGTAGTTCACGCCGGTCAGGTCCCCGGTCAGCTGCTCGTATGTGATGCCAAGTGCCGCGGCTACCGCGCGGAACTGCGTGCGCAGGAACTCGCCATAGGAGCCGCCGACATCGGCCGGATCGGAGAACTTGATGTCTTCGCCCGGCTCCAGAATCTGCAGCGTCCCCGGCTCCAGCCCCACCAGCGAGATCCCGGCCTCGTCCGGCAAACCCTCGCCCATCAGGTTGTCCTCGGGGCTCTGCCGCGTGACGAAGCCCGCGAACATGGCGGCGGTTTTCTTGCGCACCAGCTCGGCGTCGTCGTACTGGTCGAGCTCGTTCAACTTGACCAGCGCACGCGACAGCCATGGCTCGCCCCGGATCTGGCCCGGACGCAGCACGCGGTACAGGTGGATGATCTCGCTCGCGTCGACCCGCACGGTGTCGAGCCCGCCCTGCCCCGACATCGGCGCCAACCGGCCATCGTCCGGATGCGAGCGGTACAGGTGGTAGGCCACGCGCCGGCCCAGCCCGTCGAACTCGATGCCCGAGCGCACCACGTTGCCCGGGCCGGAGGCCCCTGCGGGTGGCGGCAGGTCGACGTTCAGGGTCATCGGCAGATGCTCGGCCTCCAGCAGTTGCAGTTGCAGCGGCACGGTCAGGCCATCCTCGGGACGGCGCGGGCGCAGCCGGATCAGGCACTCGCCGCCTTCGAGCATGGCGCGGCAGGCCAGCGCCTGCAGGCCGTAGAAGTCGGTCTGACCGGCGGCGTCGGCTTCTGCCGTCCAGTCCCGCCACAGCGCCTGCACGTCGGCCTTGAAGGCATCATCGGTGGAGAGGCTCTGTGGCTTGATGCCAGTGCCGACCGCGTTGGCGACGAACGCCTCGATGCCAGCCTGCGCCCAGGCGTTGCGCCGGACCAGATCCCGGCTCTTGATGCGCAGGTCCTCGCCACTGGCGAGCAGCGCCGCCACGGCGCCCGGATTGCCGGGCCTCCAGGCGAGCGACCGCCTACCCCGGCCGGCGGCCTCGTGTACCGGCGCCTGAGCGAACAGGCTGCGGATCCGGCCGAACCAGCCGCCAGATGCTTGGCCAGAGGGTCGAGATACAGCTCGGGCCATCAGAACCCTTTGCCGGTCGTGACGCGGATCTGGCGCGGAGCGCCCGGCCACAGGCCGGTTTCGGCGGCCTGCTCGAACAGGCCGCGCCTGACCTCGCGGATCGCGAGCCTGAGCTCATCGACCGTGCGGTACTCGACCGTCTTGTCTTGGAAGGTGACGCGACGCTCACCCTTGGCGAGCGCGGCCTCCAGCACTAGGAGTTGCGCTTCGGTGTATGCCATTCAGCGGTAAACCATCAGGTTGAGTTCGGAGGTGTCGGAGAGCGTCCCGGCGGCGGTCGTGCAAATGACCTCCACAAACGCCTCGGCCTTGGCCTCGGCGCGCACGCGGGCGGCGGCGGCCTTCATGGACGACTGGCGACCCGCGTTGCGGGCGAAGGCCAGCCAGCAGTAGCCTTCGTCCGGCATCGGCTCGGCGAAGACCACGCGGTACCTGCCGGTAGCGAGGCGCACGACGCTCTGGACGTTGAATGCCGACCGGATCACCGCCTGGTTGCCTTCCGTGCCAAAGCACACCCAGGCGCGGGCCAAGCCCGGATGATCCGCGGTGATACGGGCGCGGACCTCCTGGGCAATCGCGGCGGCGAGCTCGGCGATGTTCCCGGTCAGCGACATGGCCGCCGGATCAGGCGCCGGTCAGGGCCGCCTCGAAGACCGGCACGAAGTCCGTCTCGGGGTCGCCGATGGCGGCGGCCGCTACCGCGCCGATGTTCTGGCGGACCTGGGCCTGCTCGTCGGCGGTCAGCGCCTGCGCGGCGTCGAAGCGCACGCGGCGGTCCACGGCGGCCAGCAGCGCGGCGATGCCGCTCTGGTCCTTGAGGATCGCCTCCTGCAGCTCCTTGAGGGTGTCGAAGGCCGCGTCGGCGCCGCCCAGCAGGTCGGCCTTGAGCGCGTCGAGCAGGCCGGTGATCTTGGACGCCGAGAAGGTGGTCGTGGTGCCCGCCACGTTGGCGTCATCGATCAGCGCGGCGCTGGCGATCTTGTCGAACTGCGCACGCAGCTCGTTGATCGCCGAGACCAGACTGGTCTTGTCGGTGGTCGACAGCCGGGCCAGCGTGCCGACCTGGTCGTGGATGGTCTTGAACTCCGACGCCAGACGCAGGACGAGGGATTCGATGCGAGTCTGCAAACTCATGGGGGATGAACTCCGGGTATCAGGATGAGGAGCACCGGGGTGCTCAGGACGACAGCCAGCGGCTCTTGATCACGCGCCGGCCGGCTTGGCGGCCCCCAGGACGGGGCCCAGAAACGGCGATGCCACCGCGAGGGGTGGCATCTGTGGGAGAACTCAATTCGATTGGGGGCGGTGTGTCCGGCGGCGGCGCCAGCCCCAGTTGCCGCTCCAGCTCGCGCCAGTGACGCTCCTCGAAGCGGTCGAGCCCGGCGGCGCTCGCAGCCGCGCGCGCGTAGACGTAGCAGTCCAGTGCCTCATTGCGCTCGCGCATCTTCTGCCACTCGCGAATCGGGAAACCGCTCCGGTCACGGCGGGTGATCAGTTGCTCGGCGCACAGCTGCTGCAGGAACTCCGCGTCGATCTTGGGCAAGTGCACAAACCCGGTCGGGAACGCGATGGTCGCGCCATCTTCTGCCACGTCGGCGGCTTTGCGCAGGTTGTTGTAGAACTCCAGCTTGGCAATGCCGACCGCCACCGTGAAGACCTTGATGCCGCGGCGCAATTTCTTGCCGTTGCGCGTGACATCGACCGCCGTCGGCGTGCCGATCAGCGCGGCGCCGCGCGCTGTGCCCTTGACCGCCATCACACGGGCGTCGCCGCAAGCGCGCACGAAGGCGTACGCCTCCTGCGTGGCGAAGCCGGTGTCGAGCGCCAGGCGCGCGAGCGGCATCGTCGCGCCACTGGCGTGCGTCCACTGCGCTTCGACCAGTTCGGCGAGCCGCTTCCACACCGCGTCGCGGGCGGTATCGCCCATCAGCACGCGGTGCTCCACGAGCCACGCTTCCTTGCCGCGCCCGAAGGCCCAGATCGACACCTCGATGCGGTCCTTCTGTACGTCGGCGCCGGCCGACAGCAACAGGCCGCCTGCCGGCACGGTGCCAATGGGATAGTCCTCGCGGCGCTCCAGCAGCCGTTGCCAATCGGGCGCCTCACCCTCTTCGACCCAGGTCTCACCCAGTTCGGTGTTGCGGAACGTCTTGATCGCCGCCGCCGAGCCGGACTCCTTGCTCACCGCGCTCTCCCAGGCTGCGGCGATCTCGCGCCAGCTGCGCCAGCCCACCGGGCTGTAGAGCGAGGACAGGTGGAAGCCCGCCGTGCGGCCGCTCGTTTCCGCCATCGCCCGCCATTCGCCCTGCGACAGCATCCACGCTTTGTGGTGCTCATGGATGGGCTCGAAGCAGGCTTCGCAGATATAGGCGGCCGTTTCCGGCTCCCCCTTGGTCCAGCGCAGCTGCTCGAAGCGCAGCCATTGGCGGTGATCGCAGTGCGGGCATGGCACGAAGTAGCGGCGCTGATCGGACGCGTCGTATTCGCGTTCGATGCTGCTGGCGCCGGCAATCGTCGGGGTCGATACGATGAAGATCTTGCGGCGCGCAAACGTCCGGGTCCGGGCTTCGGCGAGCGAGATCGCATCGCCTTCGCCCTCGACATCCAGCGGGTAGCCGTCGACCTCATCGAGAAACAGGTACCGCACCGGCATCGAGCGCAAACCCACCGCACTGTTGGCGCCGGTCATGACCAGCACGCCGCCCCGGAACTCCTTGGCCAGGATGGTGTTGCCCGAGTCGCGCGAGCGGGCCGGCGCGATCCGCTCGGCCAGCACCGCAGACTCCTCGATCAGCGGGTCGATCCGCTGCTTGGAGTTGCGCTTAGCCATCTCCACGGTCGGCCAGACGGCCATCATGGGACCCGGCGCGTGGTGGATTACGTAGCCGATCCAGTTCGACCCCATCTCGGTCGCGCCCAGCTGCGCGGCCTTCATAAAGACGACCCGCTCGATGGGCGAGGTCGGCGACAGGCAGTCCATGATCGCGCGCAGGTACGGTGTGCGGCTGGTGCGCCAGCGCCCGGGCTCCGCCGATGCCTTGCTCGACAGCATGCGGTGGCGATCCGACCATTCAGAGACGGTGAGCAGCGGATCGGGCGTCAGTCCTTCGCGCCAGGCCCGCTCGAGCTCGGCGGCGCCTTCGTAATCCGCGTCCAGCATCAATCCACGCGCGGGCGCAGCTCGCCCAGTTCCTGCAGGTGCTCACGCACGGCCGCTTCCAGCGCAACGTGCATCGTGTGCGGATCGATGCCCAGGGTCGCGGCCATCTGCGCCGAGACACGCGCCGGCCAGTTCAGCCAAGCATCGCGCTCGGCACGCGCCAGTTTGAAGACGTGCGCGATGGCCTGCGAGCGGTCCACCAGCTCGCCCTTGAGGCGGGCTAGCCGCACCTTGTTGGTCTGCGCCTTGACCACCTCGTTGACGGTGCGGGCCTGCAGCAGCGACGTGCCGCCTGTGGGCGACGATGCCGGGCCGTCCGGGGTCTGACCGCCCTCCTGCGGCACGGCGGCCCTGACGGGCCTGGTGCGCGTGCCGGTGCGTGGCGCTTCGGTGTTGCGTGCCCATTCGGCGTCGGCGCGGTCCGTATCAATGGTGCCGTCTGCTTCCGGCGTGATGCGCCCTGCGGCGATTGCCTTGCGCACGGCGGCGTCCGACACGCCCCGATGCCGTGCGTAGGCGCGAATCGAAATTCCCATCTGAATCTTGCTGGTTCTTTTGCAGATAGCGCTTGGCTTCTCTGCCGAACAGCGCGTTCATCACACCACGTTCAAACCACCTCGAAGGAGAAACACATGACCACGCAACAACTGACCCCGGCACAGCACGCCATCCTCGCCTATGCCATCCAGCACACCAGCGGCAAAATCGAATGGTTCCCCGACAACATCAAAGGCGGCGCACGCAAGAAGGTGCTTGAAGGCTTGATCAAACGGGATCTGATTGCCACCGCCGGCGACGACTGGCTGGTTGCAGCCGAAGGCTACAACGCACTGGGGCTCAAAGCACCGCAGCCCGAAGAACCCGCTCCAGAGGCCGAGCCGGCGCGCAAGACGCCGCGCACGCGCGAGAACAGCAAGCAGGCCCAGGTAATCGCGATGCTGCGCCACCCCGAAGGGGCAACGGTGAGCGAAATCTGCAAGGCGACCGGCTGGCAAGCCCACACCGTGCGCGGCGCGTTTGCCGGCACCTTCAAGAAACGACTCGGGCTGACCATCACCTCCCACAAGCCGGCCAACGGTGAACGCGTGTACCGGATCGAAACCGAAGACGGCGACCAATCGGCCTGATGACGTACGGGGCCGACTGCGATTGCGGCGGCCCCGCATAAAACTGGGGACAGCGCTTGGCTTGTGGCCGGAACAGCGCGTTCATGTCGTTGTCGTGATTGACGACGCCAACTTCAAGGAACACGCCATGAGCAACACCATCGAACGCACGCCCCGCACCCTGCTGGTCGGCAACACCGCAATCCAGGTCGAAGAACTCGCCGAACGCTTGTCCTTCGCCCGCAAGCCGGCTGACCTGAGCGAGGTGCGCGGCAAGGAATACGTCGAGGTCTACGTCACCGAGACCAAGGAACTCACCACGGCCGAATTCGACGATTTCGCGAGCAGCCTGCTGGTGTCCCGCGACTGGCTGCGCGGCAAGGGCGGCGGCAAGCTCGGCAGCTACTTCTGCATCGAGGTCATCGCCCCCGGTCGCCCTACCCTCTATGTCAATCCGGAGGGTAGCGACTACGCGCGGTACGTGGCCCGCGCCGACTGATCGCAACTACGAAGAAGAAGCCAGGAACAGCTTGGCTTCTCCGTCAAACAGCGCGTTCATACAGGTGTCGCAACGACATCAACCAAGGACACCAACATGGACATCACCACCGCCAACTACCACGCTTTCGTCACCGAGCTCACCGCCCTCACGCGCAAATACGGCGTTGCGCTCACCGCCATCGGCGGCGTCAGCATCGCCGATGAGCCCGGCGACTTCCGCGACGTCGTCTACGTCGCCGATATCACCAGCGGGGACCTTTACCCCCAAGACCCCGAAATCTGATCTACCTGCTGCATTGCGGTGCCGCCCTCCTGGGCGGTTTCCGCGCTGGCGCGAAGTAGCGTCGCGTTCGTGATAGGCACCACGCTGCGAGTGCGTCCCCGCACCACACAGCATGCGGGGCACTGTGCCCGCACGCTGCGGAGTGTTTGCTCTCCAGCCTTGGCTTGCGGCTCGAACAGCGCGTTACTGGTGCCATCACAACGACGCCCAAGAAGGAGCACGCCATGACCACCACTGACCAGATTCCCGCCACCCGCAACGAGGGCTGGGGCTTCTACGGCACGATGAAGGAACGTGCCGCCGAAGCCTGGCCGCTGGCGATGACAACCGTCGCAAAGGCCACCGGCTCGTCCCTTGATGCAGTGCGTCTCTTTCTCGACAGCGCATTCGGACGACACTTTGCGGATGACATCTGCAACGCCCTCCACGGTGGCCAGACACTTACCGATGCCATCGACGCGACGGCGGCCGCGTGGATGCAGCGCAAGACGAACGGCGGGCTCAGCAAAATCTACGGCATCCCGCGCAACCTGCCCCACCTGACGGCCTTTGTGGCCGCCAGCGAGATCGCCGACGAACTTTCGGCGTAGAGCCCGCGAAACCGAGGGACTGCTCAATTGGCGCCCCCTCAGTCTGCCGCCTCGCGGATAACCGCTTCCTGTGCGCGGTGTACTCGCCCCATCAGTTGGTGCAACCGCACCACCCTTCTCGTCCATGTTCGCACCGGTGAGCACAACTTCGCGTCGAGCATAGAGCTTCGCGATGGCGCTTGCTAGCATCGAAAGCCCGGCGCTCTCGCCGCCTGGGCTTGTGTATTCAACCTCTTGGAGCAATAACGACACGATGCTTAGCTGTCTCACACAGCTTTTCGTGCAACTGAGAATCAGCGTCAAGCCTGGATCGGTGTGGTGCTTGAGCAAGTTCGGAGCAGAAGGATGAACGACAAGCCCGCTGACCATTGAGGGGGCATTGGTATGCAAACGACCGCAACTCTTGGAAGCGTCTTGCTGCGTTCGCCCCCTCAGGCCGCCACCAGTCTCTGCGGCAAAGCAACCCCGCCCGGCCCCAAGCCTGGCGGCTTTTTCACTGCTGCTTGCGGACTTGGCACCCACCCTCCGGGACCGGGCTCGGGCGTTTTCTCCCCTATTTCCGCGCTCTTTCTCTGCGCCGTTGCGGACGGGCAGAGCGCCGAGTCCGCTAGGCAAAGTCCCTGAAAGCGAGAGCCACGCCCGACTCAGGGTACGCATTCGAACGGAGCGCTCCACGCACCGTTGTTCATGCAGCCTTGGCACATGGCATCCACACATTTGCCGCCTATTGGTTCGATTTCTCTACATCTGGTAACGACGGCGGTTCCGGGCGATTTTTCGACGCCTTCGTTGTAGCACGTCGGGGGATCATCCAGAGATGACGTCGGCATCGACTGGGGGACTTTGTCCGCCCCCGAAGGCATCGGTCCGCTGCAGCCGAGCAGAAACGGCGCCCACCATGCCAACGCGACAACCAAACGCCTGCACGAGAGATTTGCCATACCCTGCCTCCCCAAACCTACGATCATGGTGGTAGGCGCCCGACGCGCAATCAAGGTAGATCGTCCGAAATCGGTGTCACGATGACTAGGGCGGACTAACAGCCACTCAACAAAAAGAGGGGCCAGTGATCCATTGTGGTGAGGTCGAGCCGGATTCAGATGGCGTGGAGTCTCGCGCTCCGGGGCGATCGTGATCCCATTCGAGGGCGCTCCAGATCGGGGCCCGGGCGCCGCTCGATTTCTGACCGATCGGCTCCAAGTCACCGATCACCTCAAGCCGGTGCCCCCCGCTCTCGAAGACGCCGGCCCATGCATCCCGCTTACCGGGGAAGGCTTGCCGAATAGCCGGCGTGAAGCCGTCGCAGCCGGTCGCCTTCGCGTTTGCGAAATCGTTGATATCGGCCAGGGCCAT